ACTTCCTGTTTGTAACTCACTGATGTTTACCCCCTTAACTATTGATCGGTGTGTGTGATAGCTACTGAACCATCAGGATAGATCCACGTATAACAGCCGGTGTTATCAGTATCACGCCAACCCAGTACCGATACACTCGTAACTACTTGATCTGCATCTTCGCTTTGCTGAACGGTTACGGTACGCCGTCTAAAGAAAAACGGCTTCATACCGGCGGGTATGTGGCATACTACTTGACCATACGCATGTGTCAGTATGACTGTAGATACGCACTCTATATCTACATTATTCCACGTGGATAGATCATCCTCTGTGCAGTGTTGACCATCGGTATAGATGATTGACCACATATCGGCATCTGTCATTTATGCCTCGTCATACACCAATAGAATGTTCGGTAGTGCAATTGCTGAACCAGCACCGCCGGCGTATGTGAAGTCTACACCTGCGATCAATTGCACAAAGTTCCCGTTACGTCCTAATCCTGATGTAACCGTACTTGTGTTATCCCATAACTGATTACTGGTAGTTACCGCCGCGTATGTCGCTGGTACCGCCGCGTTCGTTCCCACATTGTCAGCTACTTTGTTACCGCTTGTAGCTTGCGTATACGTTGCGAGGTTTTTCCAGAATGATGAAAGACCTGTAGTAGCGGTGGTAGCAAATGCAACGCGCCGGTTACTAATTGAGGTGGTGCCTACTGTTGTCACCTCAAGGGCTAACATCTTATGCCAGCTATAATCGGTACCCGTTGCGGTGGGGATCGGGATCGGCGTGGTACCCGATGTATTTGTATCGTTTAGGCTAAACTTTGTACCCGTCTCGGCTGTCACACCGGCGGGTTCGGTGGCGTTGGCTCCAAAGTATGACGCTCTTGTTACTGCTGCTGCCATGTTCTTAGCTCCTAATTCCGGTGGCTAGTCGTATCTCGCTAGCCATATGAGGTAGCACCGTGCGTGCTATTTGCCGACCGTCAAGCATGATAGTTATCGTTTGTGAGGTCATTTGCTGACCATTGTTAGTAGGTTGCATAGCGGGTATGTTGGCATTATTAGTTAAGTTACGGGTTTGACTGTTAGGGGTAACCTGCGATCCTTGCGGTAGCATCACTAATTCCGGCCCGTTTTCGCCTACTATCGCCATGCCACCAGGTGCGCTACTGGTACCCATTGCAAATCCAGGGATAAGGCCACCGATCACCGGTATATTATGTACCGCGTCGCCTATCGTCTTACTTACGGCATCCTTGATTGATCCAGCCATAGACTTTATGCCGTCTATTAGTCCTTGTATCCATTTCTTACCAGAGTCTAGTAACTTTGCGGGCATATCCGTAAAAAACTTTGTGGCCTTATCAATAAAATCGCCAATGTCTCCTAAAGCCCCGCCAACGGCATTTTTAATACCATCAGCCAAATCAAAGAACCATGTAATCAGATCGACAATGTGGGATATCAAATCAATCAATATGCCAATGATATTACCAATGATACCAATCACAATACCGATAGCGGGAAAGATAACTTGCGTCAAAACCCAACCAAGGATATTCAAGATCGGTATCAGGACGGGTTCAATGTGGTTCCAGAGTTTCATCAGTGAAGGCAACAGTTCACCCATAACTTTGTTGGCGATTTTCTCTAGAGCAGGCATGATTTTAGTGGTAATCACCGTCGCTAATTCGTGTAAAATCGGTATCAAGACAGGCGCTATCTGATTCCACAGTTTCATGAGTGCGGGGACGAGTTGGGTCACGACAAATGTAGCGATGTTGGCGAGAATAGGCACTACTTTTGTGATAATGACCGTCGCTAATTCCTCAAAAATGGGCAGCAGTTTCATGACGACCGTTGTCCAGAAATGCTCAAATGCGGGAACGGCTTGGTCAACGATGATCGTAGTCAGTTGCGTAACTGCCGGCATCACCTTTGTTTCAACAAACGTCCCAAATTTTTCTAGGACAGGAATAATGTTGTTACCGATCCATGTAAATATATTCCCTAGTGCAGGAACAAGTACCCCTTCAATTAATGATCCTAATTTGCTGATAGCGGGTATGCCGTCTTTCATAAACCATGCAGCAAATTTATCAAATATCGGCAATACCTTAGATTGTATGCCACTCATAAGCGATTCAAGCACCGGTATTAACGCAAGTCCGATCTTTTCTTTCGTCTGATCCATCGTGTTATTGAGGATCGCCATTTTACCTGCGAACGTCGTACCCGCTGCCTCTGCGCTGCCCCCAAACTCTCTTGATAGTTCCTTCAGGATGATCCCTTGTGCGCCGGCTATGTCGTTAGCCGCCATCATGGTTTTGATGGTAGCTTTTTGTTGAGCATCAAACGTAACTCCTACACGTGAAAGCGCGGTTATACCCTTGATAGGATCGTCTAACGCTTTGCCTAGCTGAATTGCGCTACTTTTTGTGTCCTGCCCTAACGCTTGTGACATGTCTAATACGGTTTTAGTAGCTTGAGGGAATACCGTACTACCAATATTGGTAAACGTTAGTAGCATGTTTTCAGACGCTTGTACTACGTCATCAGCAAATGGTGTGGTACGTGCTAGCGAGTCTGCCATATCGCCAATTTGTGTAGCCGTCATACCCGCCGCGCCGCCGGTAGATTTGATAACCTGCGCTGTTTGCGTCATGACCTTTTCTTGATCAATACCAGCTTGAATAGACCCGCCTATAAAATCTGTCAGTCCGCTAACAGCATTACCAACTAATGCAATAGCACCAGCACCGGCGGCAAAGCCTAAAGCCGATGATAGCGCGTTCTTAAAGAAACCGCCGCTTTCATTGACTTGTGAGTTTAGCCCGCGTAGTTTATTTTCGGCTTCGCTAGTATCTCCGCCTACTTTGACTTGCAATTGTGCTACTGTTATTGCCATTTATGTACCTTGCCTGTTGACGATCTCTTGTGCCTGTGCCTCGGCTGTTTCGGCAATATTCGCTATCTGTAACCAGTATGCCGACTGGTGTAATAGTTCCCAGGGTGCCACATGTAAGTATCGAGCCGCTCGTATAAGCGGGTACCATTCTGGCACCCATGCCGTGTCAGTTTCGGTACCTAACGCGAGGTAGCGACGCAATGCGGTTAACTCACTAGTTGCGTCGCTGCTACTTCCCCCTGGAATATACCAGTAACAATTCCCTCCAATACCTGCGCTTGAAACAGTACAGGTACTTCATTCTGTAGTCGAACTAAATCAAGAGGAAACGGCGTACCATCGGCATCTAACAGATCCCAAGCTGCTACTAGCGTTACTAAACTTTTGCTAATGCCGGCATAGTCTGATGTTTTTTTGATATCGTTCAGTGTGGCAATAAGAGCCGGCGTGACAAGTTGATGATAGTACTCAAAATTGAGTACATCGCCGTCATATGCCATAGTTGCGTGTTTGGTACGTTGCGTTAAATCTAAGAGTCTCATATATCCCTCTCTACAATGCCGTGATTAAATTAGTTGCCGTCATAGTATGCGCTTTACCCCAGGTAGCATCTTCCATAATCATACAATCCCATTCAATAGCAAAGATACCGGCATCATCAGCAAATTTTGTCGGCTTGCCAATCGCAATAGCCATATCATGTTGAAAGCCGTTATTGATGCTGTTAGCCACGTCTATCACGTTGCCGACGCAATCCACACGCAAGTAGTACAAAGTACCAGTACGTAGATAGCCAAGCAATGCCATGCCGAAAGAATCGGCCTCTACTTTGAGCTTTATGCTCGTCTTTGGAGCTACGTCTACCTGACTCGTGAATGATGCCTGTGAACGGTTAAGCGGGTAAAACAAGTCATAGGACATGTCGCTTAAGAAGTCCACACTAAGTACCTTCAGTAGCTGCGTTGTGCCTAAAGCGGCTGATGTGCTGTCAAGATATACATTGACATGTTTAGATACGACTGGTGCTATTGGTACAGTAGTTAATCCAGTACTTGCTAGCGTCACACCGTCAATAAGTGCTTGACCTACACCATCAGCCGTAACCGTAAAATCTTTACGAGTGCCTTTGTACCCAAACTTTGTTATCAGTCCATAGCCGAATCTATGCGCTCGGGTAGTTGGATCACCTTGCTCTATCGTGTACGTTTGTGGCGTGATAGGTCCAGTTAATGGTGGCGTTGCTATCCATTTTTTAGCCGTTGTGGATGCACCCGCCGCTACTGGTGTAATGGTTCCATAGATAGACGACATGAGGTACGGTATCCCGTTATAATCAAGATTACCGCCTATGGTCATTGCCGACCATTCTTTGTTTTCCTCTTGGGTGCCAGGAAACTTATGTCCGGTGCCTCGATAGAAGTTTACATCTGCTTCTACCCCTATTTGCCAGTCGAAACACTCAAATATCTTGGTAGCCGCTACAATCGTACCAGGAGCCGCTGTACTCTCTACCCCTAGTTGGATCTTCTGGTTTACCGTTGCTCTCTCTATCGGCATGGCTTATACCCCCTGTAAATATATGCGGTATAAACCGCCAATGTGTGACCACTGCTCACCATTAACCAATTCTTCATACTGTATTTGCTGTTCTCGAAAGCTAGATAGCACATACCCAGGTGAAAGCGTTACCGGCCCCGATCTTCCTATCAAAGCATCGATACGATCTGCAATGATGTTAAGTGTTGAGTACAGCCGCGCCGGCCCTATTGCTTTCACCTGATACAAGCCATTACTGAATAATCGCTTTACATTCATTGTTAATACGTCGCTACTGGTTTGCTGGTTAAACGTGGCATATGGTACCGCCGTGCCTATACGTGCGTAACCTTGAAACACGCCACCGGTAGCCGCGTTAGTGAGTGCGCTATCACCTGTGAGTGCGGAATACAGCCACGTATACGCTTGTGATACTTCTGCCATATTATTTGATCTCCTTAAGCAGATCTTGTATCTTCCCCATAGCAGCATCAAATGACGGCCTTACTGTTTCGGCTGCCGGTCCTAGATATGGATACGCTGGCATACGCGATGTACCCATTTCAAGATAGATACCATATGACGCACCAACGGCAATGTATGCGGTTTGGTCATCCTCAGCTTGATCTATGGACGGTAATAGATCCCTATCGGCTGTACCTGGGTAGGTGTTCTCTTTGTCAGTCACTACATAGATAGAGGCACGCATATTGCCATATTTTACCCTCGCGTTTTCTTGTGCATGTGCCTGTATATCAAATGCGGTTTTACGCACTATCTGACTACTTGCATCGTGTATTTGTTGCGAGTAATCAAGGATATGGTTAAAATCACTCATACAATTACCGTTATCAGCAAATCGTTAGCGTAGGTATATGACTCTGCATTCTGGATGTTTTGTGCCAACCAATAACGCGACATGTAGTAAAACCGATCACCCTCGCGTATGCCAGTAGTCGGATCGTATCGCACCATTAAAGCCCATTGCGAACCAATGATAGAGCCATATAGGGCTAATTGTGTACTGGTTGGCTTAGAGATATTGACCTTTGTAGTAAGCACTGTAGTCCAGGATTCAACATCATGTCCCGCGCCGTCACTCGTTACGCTTTTACGTTGTACTACTACAGTTTGCTCAAAAGAGGCATTGACAATAGCAGTCATTGATGCAATATCAGAAGCTGAAAGCATAGCCTAACCCCCTTTAGAAAAAATCAATTTCAGTAGGACGTAAGCCGTTACTCTCTTGATTGGAATTAGCAATATCAGATCGTTGTACGTTGATCACGCTAGGACGTTGCTGTAATCGGTATCGGTGTGCAAGGTCTAGTAACATCGGTAGTGCCTGTGAACGGCGAAACGATTGACCATCAGATGTAAAATCAAACGATATAGCCCACTTCGCCGCCATACGTTCTAACAGATCCGCCGCTGATCGGTACACGTCGTATGTCTTACCAACAATGAACACCGGCGGTAATGTGGTGGCACTAAAGATCCAATGTCCTGCGAGGTTTTCAGATGTTGACGGCGTGACAGTCGTTATCCGGTACTGTTTTAATACAAGATCGTCTTCCCAGTCGGTAAAGTCTGAGTAGTAATCAAGATAGGATATGGTGGCACCACTATAACTAGGTGACGGCGTTAGTGCCACATATCGCATATCTACACGGCTAACGTCTAGCACGTCCTGGATGTCCTGATCGGCAAACGTAGCACTAGTCGTATCGTTAATAAGAAGTCTCACTTTAGTAATGAGAGCCGCCATAGACGATCTTACTGCCATTGTTGAGACTCCTTATCTATGTACTATGGACGTGCGAGTGTAATATCACCCTGATAAGTGATCGTTGCCACACCGCCACCACTCACAGTTGCGGTTAAACGGATCTGTATACCGTTCACTACTGAAGTAGGCGATACCTCAAAGGGAATAAAAATCTCACCAGAGATAGAAGTAGTCGTTAAGGCTAACGCTATTGGCTGGTAAAAATCACTATTCCACGTACTACCGGCATCATAAGAAACGTCTAGCGAGAATGTGCAAGCGTTGGTAGTAGTCGATGTGGCCGCGCTATAAATGACACGCGCTTTAAGCCCTCTACGTGGTGTGCCAGTCGCTAGTATCAACGCCGCGCCGTTAAAAGTGGCGGCTTTCGTGACACTCGCTTGTAATGCTAACAAAGCATCTGTAGGCATGTATTTTATCCTTCTGTAGCCACTACTAGGCTAGTTTAATATCGTACAATCGACCAATAGAACGGGTTGAGGCATTGACCAAACCAATAGCCCAATCGATTAAAGTACGATAGATCGCGCCGTTATAGATTAGGCCCAGATCCTCAACGTTTGGCGGTCCGAATTGCCAGCCATAAAAGTGATCGGTACCATAGTTGACGGCGTAAATGGATGTGTACGTTGATCCGGTATCAGCCGTTCCGTTAGCTAGTTCGGTAGTGGTAATGATACGAGTAGCTTGATCGGCCTTATATCCTGGATCTCGAATGATCGCGCCTTTGTATGATGCAATAGTACGGTTAAACTGATCCTGAGTGATATCTAAACCACCGCTTGTACCCATTAAACGTAAAGCATAATTCAAGCGTCGTTTCATCACTTCATTCATATAAAGAACAACGCCGGTACCGTCTGGTGCGTCTACGCTCCAAAGCAATTGATCAAGGTATTCTAAAAATGCGTTAGACGATGCCTGGGTAGCGGCTGCCTGTGATAACACCACGCCTAAAGCGTCGATTTTGTTTTCAGGACGCACACCAAACGTACCGCCGTTATCAATACGATAACGTAAACCTACCGGCGCGTTCTGGTTGCCAGAGATATGATCGTTCTTGAAAAACTGGTAATTAAAGTCATACGTCAATGCTTTTAGGTAGGCTTCTGATTGCAAGGCGCGTGGATCAGTAATCGCGTTTACATCTTCAACAATGAATTTATCAACATCAATGTAGTTTCTGAGGATGTAGGCTTGCTCTTGGTAGGCAGTTGGTACGCCGCGTGTCGTCACACCCTCAGCATTGATCTGTGACCAGTTAACGGTAGGTAGATTGCCCTCGAACCTAGCACCATTAACTGTCAATGAATTGCGGTTAATAAGCGGTATGTCTTGCATGACATTTGCATACAAGATCAATGAATAGGTAACGGCAGCGATTAGCGGTTGATTTTTCATTTGTGCATAATCAGCGAGTGTTACCGTACCGGTAAGAATAGCCATCTAAACGGCTCCTTAGTTATTTTTTGCCTTGAAATACATCACTTAAGCGGATCGGCTTAAACGGTCCAGGCGCGGTATTAGCTGGTGACTGTATGTTATTGCGGCCTGGGTTCATTGCTGGTATCGCTGGTGCTTGTGGTACTGCATTAGACGTAGCCGGCGTGGTGGCTGGTGTGGTAGTTGATGTTGCTACAAGATATGGTTTCGCCACCACTAACGCCTTCAGTAATTTTTCTACGTTGGTAGGCATGCCGTTATCGTCATATTCAAGCGTAGAACTAATCGCAAGGGCTGCTAACTCAGGATCGATGATACCTAAAGATTGCGCTTGTAACCGTACCTCGTAAGATGCTACCTTCTCTTGATAGGCTTTGATCTGCGCTGCTGATTGCGTGATCGCTTTCGTCATCTTTTCAGCATCGGATAAAGCTGCTAACTTAGCATCTTCCTCAGTTTTTTCATATGCGGTTAATTTCTTGCGGTGGCGATCTCGCTCTTGAATTGCGTTGCTATTAGCATGCTCTAATTCCGCAATACGGGCTAATGCGGTCTCTAAATCGCTTGGCTTCGCGCCTTGCGTGGCTGTAACCGTCGCGGCTACTGGTGTATCGCTACTTGTTGGCATCGCGCCTTCAAGGTTGGTATTAGGTGTAGATGTACTCATTATAGAACGCCCCTTCATTGTGTGTCAACTAATTGATATCTTTTAGTGGTAACTCATAATAACTTGATCCCCATTGCGGATCGTTTCGTGTGCCAACCAGATCGCTAAGGCTAGATATTGTACCGTCCTGATATGCGTCAAACTTAGCCGGCCCTAATATTTCACGCTGTTTATCGAATGACTGATCGTCAAACCATTCTTGACCAGTCTGGTACGTATCGTGTGAAGTCTCTGGAATATCGCTAGCATCAATTCCAAGAGGGGATAGTATGTCATCCCAAGATTTTGTTACGGGTGTTGCCACGCATCGGCAATTTGGATGGCTATCTAACGTTTCGTCTAAATCGTGTAGGCTACCATCCATAGCCAAACACATAGCGCATGTGTTAACGCTTTTTTCACACATCCACCGCCATTGCTCTACTACGTCGCTATTGCGTTTATAGATATCCAGTGACGCGCCACGATAAGCTTGTAGCGTCTCTGTACGACTAATGGTTAACGCCCTCGCATGCGTGGTGTTTACGGCGTTCTGAATCACATTAGCCGTTTCACGCGATCCTGCGCCGGTGGCAATAGCGGTATATATTGCGTCGGTTACATCGTGTGATGCGGTGGTACCCATGCCGCTGAAGAGGCTATGCAATGGAGATCCGTTACTGGCACGTCCTGCGAAATTCTGTAAAGCGTCTACAGGCAAAGAGTTAAAGGTAAGTTTGACTGGTGAATCTTGCGTCTCGCTATTGAGCATATCAATAGATTGTATTTGCCCTGTTTTCGCTGCAAATAATTGCGCTTGCGTTACCGTGTCTAGGCTATCGTTAGCAAACTGATCGATCTCGCTTTTGATAGTTGCGGTTAAATCGTGTAGCCGTATGTTCTGGTGTAGCCACAAGATGTTAACGTCCTCACCAGCGACCTTAGCGGCTTGTATCTTCTGAGTTAGCGCGGCTATCTGTACATTGATATTTTTCATGGCATCGTTATATAACGCGGTTATCTCTCGCACCGTGCTAGATTCCCGTTTCATGATTTTACCTTTGTAGTCATCGGTAATTTGCTGTATGTCTGGCATTAGTTACCGCCTAAGAATGCGCTAGGGGGTACTGATACCGGCGGTGTTGTTTCGGCTTGTGGTGGTGGTGGTAGCCCTTGACCTTTAGTAAAGTTTTGTAGTGTTGCCGCGTCCTCTGTTTTGCTTTGCTGTAACTCAATTTCAGGATCATACCCTAGTTCTCTTTGGAGCGTGGTATTAGATATGCCGATCTGTTTCTTACCGATAGATGCTTGAACGGCTGGCAAGTCATCATGTGGTAGCGGGTTTTGCCATGCTAGTACGATGTTGATATCATCTGAATACCCGCCGATCTCTAACAACGCATTTGAGAGATCAATCAGCAACGATCCGTATAAGCACCGCTTCTTTTCGTTCAGCATAAGCAATGGCATAAACAGTAGTTCTATCGCGTTACCGGACATAGTGCCACGTGGTAGATCCTTGATACGGCCTGTTGCCACACCTGGTACTGATGATTGTTCGTCAATGTCGGATCGTAGGTTTTCAGCAAAGTTAAGCGCGTTAGACAGATCTGATACATACTGAACGGCTTGTAGTTTACTTTCGCTGGTCGGTAAGCCGGTAATACGTCCAGGTTTAATATCTATCGTGCTGGTGCCAACGCCGGTAGCGTAAATGATAGGATGACCATACAGCTTCGTAGTGCGGTTTACGTTTGACTGCACTAAGTTTAGTGAGTTATTCACACCGATCAGATCCGGTGTAAGATCCGGTATTCCATAGTAACTATGGGGATAGGTTTTATTCTGACACCCGAATAACGGGCTAAACTCGTAAGGCCACAGGATCGGATCACCTGCGCTTAGCCATTGACCACGCTCACCAACGCGTGTCCAATGCTGTATAATCCACGTAGCATCGGTATCTACTTCCTCATTCATCGCGTTGTTATCGAGATCAATACGCTGGATCTCTTCTCTATAATAGACTGCTATATCTTTGCCGTTTTGCTGTTCTGTCATGCAGTATTCTATGCAATACAGCATCACGGTCTCGCAATCTTGCGGCGCGGTTTGCACAAATACTGTTGACGGATCTACCACAATGAGCCGTGTCATAGTAGGATCGACGTTTGGCATGATACGTAGATAAGCATTACCAGCGATGGCACCCGACATAGCAAGTTTTTGTAATAGTGGTATGCGCTTTTCTTGTCTTCCCCATAGATCATCTAGGTATTTTTGTGCCTCGGCTGGTGCGTTTTCGTCTAGCGAGATCTCCAAAGATTTACCGAATAAGAAGTCTACACCACGATCTACAATTGGCTGGCACCGGTTCGACATGACGTTATCATCAGGTTGATCCGGCATACGCTCCAATGGCTTAACAAGATCGCCATGATAAGCCCGCCACGCGGCGGCTATCGTTTCCTGACGTTTGGTATCATCAGGTGTTATTGTGTATTGTGGTTGCGTTGGTTGCATACATCTCCTTTAGTAAACGCGATTAGAATAGGTAACGTTTGCTGGCACAAGGTCAAAAAAACATACCATATAGCGTGTAGCATCTTGACCATGATCAAAGTCTTTTACCGGCGTGTCCTTACTCATTTTGCCGTTATCTGATTGCCAGATATAGCTTTCTACCTCATCCTCGCTACACGTCGGTTTACGCGCTACTACCAACGCTGGATCGCGTTCAATGACACTATCACGCATGTAGAATAGACGCGGTTTATCATCACCAGCTTTTCGCAATCTTGCCGCTACCTTTTCAATGCCGATACTAACACGTTTTTGCGCTGGTAACGTTCTGAGTGATAGATAACGTTCAAGTGTACCGCGTCCCTCAGCATCATGATCACAGATAATCGCTTGTGGGAACGGATCGCCGGTATCTTTACCCCACTTAGACACGTCTAGGATCGTCCTAGCATGATCCTCTACCAGCCGTTGCGTATGGTAAATCTCTCTGTAGCGATACATCCTACCATCTGGATCTATAGCCCACCATTGGCAAATAAACGGATGTGTATAACCAAAGTCCACACTAAGATAACGCGGCCATTCTGGAGGAATAGGAAACCGATCTATCACGTTCAGGTTACGATCCCAAGTATCCTGATAGACCATGCCCTCCGCAGCAGCCCAAAGACCTAACCGATAGCGACTGTAAAGCACACCTGACAATTTATCTAGTACCGTTAGATAGCGCGTTCCCTCTTCTGTGATGCCGTCATCGGTAAACAGTAGCGGATTATCCTCATGTCGGGAATGTA